CGGATATATTGAAAATTCCTGTTTTGCCGTCACAGTTTACAATAAGCAAACCACAGTCAACCGAAACATTTGAAACGGTATCGCACGGCGAACTTATGCTGATAGGAAGTCCGAAATTAAAAAGTATTTCTATTTCAAGCTTTTTCCCGATAAGAGATTATCCGTATCTGCGTGATAAGTCAATGAAGGGGTGGGAATATGTATATAAAATTGATACATGGATAGACCTGAAACTTCCTATACGCCTCATTATTACAGAAACACCGATAAATATGGCTGTTGCGGTCAAGGACTTTAAATACACAATAAAGACAGACGGTGACCTTTGGTACACACTTGATTTAGAGGAGTTTAATCTTCTGAATTATGAGGGTCAAAGCAATGCGGAGGATGAAATTGATATGGAAGAACTTAATAAACTCAAAGAACAAGTTGCATACCTTGTAGGACTTGTTGAAACCCTTGCAAATCCAATGATATATAACTATATTGATGAAAACATGCCGGAATGGGCACGAAAGAGTGTTCAAAAGGCTGTTGACAAGGGTGTACTCAGCGGAACGGACGAAGGATGGAATTTACAATATAATGATTTGCGTGTAATTGTGTGGTTGGATAGATTGGGGCTGCTTGAATAATGTCATCGGGATTTGATGTTGCGGAACGTGCAAGAAAAGAAATGCAGGAAATAGGGGGCAAGTGCGGAAATAACAATAAATACACTCATTGGTATTCCGACAATGTTGAGAATATAGGATATAACTTTTGGTGGTGTGCGGCATTTGTAAGCTATGTTGTAAGACAGTGCGGTGTTCCGACAAGTATAGTTCCGAATTACTCATACTGCCCTAACTGTATTGATTGGGCACGAAGAAACGGCAGACTTCATTCGAAACATCAAGTTACAAATGGTACATATACACCTCACGCAGGAGATATATTTCTGCGTGAGGGACATACAGGAATAATTGTTTCCGTAAGCGGTAACAGTTTTACTACTGTTGAAGGCAATACAGGAGGGACAAGCAACTGCAGAACTGTGGGAAGTCATACATGGAGCTTTTCAGGCGGTAATTATGATTATGTGTTTAATCCGGAATACTCCGATAAGTCAAACGGAACATCATCTTCCGGAAGTATGGAAAGCTATATGTATTCGGAAAATTCATACGGCGGAGAAAAAGAACCTACAGCTGTATGGAATAACAGAGTTAAGGAAAACATTCATCCTGCAATGCAGAACCTTACTCCTATTACGCCGACTGATGAACTGAAAATGTATGCAAATGATACCGATATAACCGAAATGATAGGAAATCTGTCATGGAAAAACAGTATATATGAACTTGCAACTACAATGTCTTTTGATATAGCGAAAACTGACGCAGCATATCTGAAAGATTTGATGTACACACCGCAAGTCGGCGATATTATCCGAATGGTAACAAATGCAGAGATTTTTCGTGGAGTAATAACAAAGGCAGATGACGGTGACAAGAACAGTAATAAATATACGATTGCTGACCTTGGGTGGTATCTTAATAAAACAAGTCAGACATATCAGTTTAAAAATATTTCGGCAGCCAATGCTATCAAAGAAATCTGTAATGACTTGTCTATATCTATTGTAATGCTGCCGGAATTGACTGCAAATATAAAGCAGATATATTTTGATAAAACCGTATCGGATATACTCAAAGATATTCTCGAAAAGTGCGGCGGAAATTATAATTTTGATTTTGTGCCGGAAGGATTGAGAATATACAAAATCGGAGATTTGACAGCCTATCCCGAATTTCAGGTGGCGAGTAATGTAAGACAGGGATATTCGATTGATTATAGAGGCAATGTAAGCCATAGCATATCTATTGAGGATATGTACAACTCTATTAAAATCACATCTGAAAAGGATAATGTGTATAAGGAATTGATGGTTTTGCAGAATCGTGACCTTATTGATAAATATGGCTTTTTGCAGAAAATTGTTAAGATAGATACCGAAAAAGAAAATGCCGATACAGTTGCAAAACGTGAGCTTAACGAAAATGCAAAGGTGAATGAAACTTTTTCGTTTGAAATAGTAGAGAAATATGACAGCTATACCAGAGCCGGAGAAGTTATATCGGTAGACGGTGTAAAGTATGCAATCGAAAGCACAAGTCACAGTTATAAAGACGGCTGGCATTTTGATAAACTGGAGTTGAGTAAACTTGAATGAATAGTTGATTTAAAGTATGTGTTGTGGTATAATACTCTTCATAACGAGTAAAGTGGGTGTAAATGGTGGAAGAACAAATTAATCAGTCTGTGCGAGTACAGACTGAATTTGAAGAATGGGTAGAAGGCGGATGCAAAAAAGCTGAGGATCTAATTAAAGATTCAGAAAAAAAAGATTAAAATGTAAAGCGATTACTTAGGTAGTCGCTTTTTTCGTGGAAAGGAACAATGATATGAGTGGAGTTACAGATTTAGCGAGGCACATAAAAGCAAGAGACAATCCGTCATCATATACACCGATGTTCGGCAGAATTATATCTCTGCCGAAACTTGTAATACAGCTTGGAAACAATATTTTACTTGATGACAGTGATATAAAATCGGTCTTTGATATTTATGAAACACAAGAGAGAGACAATCATACGGAATACAAATACCTTGGAAAAGAAGTAGTTTTATTGCCGTATGACAACGACAACAAGTTTGTTGTGATAGGAGTAACCGAATAATGAAAAAGACATTTGATTTTGATTTCGGTAACGGCGAATTTGTTATGAAAGACGGTAATCCCATCATTTTATCGGGCATTAATGCTCTTAAGCTATGGATACAAAAATGTATACGGACACAGCTTTACAGATACTCCATATACAAAGACAAACAATACGGTGCAAATATTGAAGATTTGGTGATGGGAAAATCATATAACTTCGATTTCGCAGAATCGGAACTTCGCAGAGAAATAGAAACAGCACTTTTGCGGAATGAGGATATTTATAGTATGAGCGGTTTTTCTGCGGAGAAAGTCGGAGCGACACTTAAAATATCTTTCACATTGAACACAGCTTACGGAGAAAGTGCGGAGGTGTACACCATATGACACTTGATGAAATAATTGAATATATGCTGTCGAGCGTGCCGGAAGAATATGATATTTCGGTCGGCTCGTTTTTTTATGACCTTCTTTATCCGGTGGCAGAACAAATATATCTGTTGCAGAAAAGGATAAGCAGACTGTCAGAAAACACATTTGCCGTGACGGCAGAGGGAGAATACCTTGACCGCAAGACAGCCGAGCAGAACATAGTGCGTAAAACAGCCACTTATTCAAAAGGTACACTGCTAATCAGCGGAAACCGAGGTGAAGTGATTTTGAAAGGTGCAAAGGTTGCGGCGGATAATGTCCTGTTTGAAGTAAATGAAACAGTGAGCATTGCCGAAAACGGTTCTGTTGAAGTCGGTGCGACTTGTACTGTTTCGGGAAGTGCAGGCAATGTGAAAAAAGGAGATATAAATCGATTTCCTATAACACTTCCCGGAATTACAGCCGTTCAGAATATAACAGATTTTACAGGCGGTTATGACGCAGAGAGCGATGCAGACTTATTGGAACGATACCTTGAAAAAGTGTCACGTCCGAATGTCAGCGGAAATAAATATCATTATATTGAATGGGCAAAAGAAGTAAGCGGAGTAGGAGATGTAAAAGTAATACCGCTTTGGAACGGAGCGGGGACAGTAAAAATAGTAATTGTAGATGCTGATAACCGTCCCGCAGACAGTGAACTTATTTCAAAAGTGAAAGAGCACATTGAGGAAAACAGACCAATCGGTGCAGAAGTTACAGTGGTCAGTGCGTCACCTGTTATGATAAATATATCAGTTAGGCTGACAGCTGATAATACATCAAACATACATACAACAGTTGAAAATGTATTAAAAGACTATTTGTCGGGAGAGGCAATAAAAAAGGAATATATATCGTATGCCAAAATCGGCAGCCTTATATTATCAATATCGGGTGTTGAGGATTATACGGATTTAAAGGTCAACAACGGAACAGAAAATATCAAGATAGCAGACGGAGCGGTACCGGTGCTTGAAAGCGTGGTGTTGAAATGATTGACAGACTCCCGAATTATTATAGCAAATCAAAAACGGTAAAGGACTTTTACAATGTCGTTCAAACAATACTTGATAAAGTTTCGGAAGATATTTCTGATGAAGATAAGCGTCTGTTTATTACTACCACAGATAGTTTTCTGCTGCATGAAAAAGACGTAGGACTGTCTGAAATTACGGCAGATAATGAAACTAAGAGAGCAAGAGTAATTGCAAGACTGCAAGGAAATAATCTTCTGACAAAATCGGAACTTGAACAGCTTATTTTAATGTATGACAGGACAGGCTGTATAATAACCGAGGATTATAAAAATTATACAGTAGCTGTTAAATTCAGCGGACGTAAAGGAGTGCCGTATAATTTTGAACAAATAAAATCAGCGGTGGATGAGGTTAAGCCCGCACATCTTCAAGTGAATTATGAGTTTCAAAGCAATACTTGGAGCGAAGTACAGAAAAAACTCGGGACATGGGGCAATGCAAAAATATTTACATGGGGAGGTGTTAAAGATTATGACGGCAGAACGTGGCTGTATGTAGAAAACAATGAGGTATATTTAAGAGAAAATGGAGCAAACGCATATGTGGTATTTAAAGATAATAAGCCATATGCACATTTTTTATAAGGAGGCGTGAAAAATGAAATACACATCAAATCATAATTTTAAACTGCCGGCACCGTCCGACACTATTGATGTAGAGGTGCTCAATGAGAATTTTACAAATATCGACGCACTTATTAAAACATTGGAGTCTGCTAAGGCAGATAAAAATTCACCGAGTTTTACGGGTGCACCAACCGCACCGACTGCGTCAAGCAGTACAAATTCTACACAGATTGCTACTACTGCTTTTGTGCAGGGACTGATACAAGGCATACAGACGGCATTGTCAGGCAAAGCGGACAAAAATTCACCAAGTTTTACGGGTACACCGAAATCTCCGACTCCGCCGTCATCTGATATTTCAACGAGAATAGCAACAACCGCATTTGTGCAGAACTTGGTGCAAGCAGTGGATAAAAAAATCTCCGAATTGGTATCTTCAACATTGGACAGCACTTATGCTCTGCTGTTGTTTGATAAAGATAATATCGGCACTTGCAGTAATATTGACAGTTTCGGAATTACATACAGTCAGTATCAAAACGGTACATATAAGACTGATATAGTGCAGGTCGGAAATAACGCTCAACTGCCGAATAAATCGAATGCACCCGTATTTTTAGTGTCGTGGGCTGCCGAATCCGGTGACGAAAGTGAAATATATAATGTTCAGGCTGTAATCTATCCGGACGGAACGGTATATGGACGCCATAGATACTTGTGGAGTATCAGCAGTGGCATTGTGAGTAAGCTTTCTTGGAATGATTGGAGTACGGATAACAATTATATTTATTATAATCCTAAAGATCATTTTGTAAAGGAATAGCGTGGGGTGATAAAGTATGCCGGAAGATATACGATTGGCAAAAGGCGAAGATTTAGATGCACTTGAGGATATAGTGAATAACCATATCGGCAGTGATGAAACTCACGTTACTGCCGGTGACAAGCAAAATTGGAACGGCAAGGCTGATGTGGCTATGCTTGAAACAGAAGGGTATCTGAAGAAAAAAGTTGTAGGCGTACTGCCATCAATGTCTGTTGAATTTGGTTTTTCAGACGGTGTTTCAAAATTCAATGCTATAAATAGATGTACTGTATCTGTTGCGGAAGAAAGTGACGGCAACAAGTATCAAAAAATTGTAACCGGTTCAAATGCAGCGAATATGTATGCTTTTGCTTATCTTGACTTTTCAAAATATACGGCTAATGCAAAAGAACTGATAATTGAGTTTGATACGAAAATAAATACCGACCGCTGGTATATAGGACTGTCTGATTTGGCACAGCGTCCGGGAGAATCAAGCAGAGGTTCGTATGACAGTACAGGAGTTGTTTTCACGCAAGGTACAAAAGACGGAAAGTATTATTACATAAACAGTGACTTGACGTGGAAAGACAACTTTTTTAACTGTTGGGTTCATAGCCGAATAGAAGTCAATTACGAGTCAAAAACGGTATCATATTGCATTACAAACAATAATGAATCAGCAAAATTAAGCGGTGAGATTGATTTTTATGATAAGTCCGCAAGTAAGGTTACGGGACTTGAGATTTATTCTTATGTAAATAGCGTTGAAATGGGGATTGACAATATAAGCATAACATCAAAATCGGGAAATGAAAGTGATGACGAAAGAACCGTATATATATTGACGGAAGACGGAGATATAGCGGAATATATCTATATAGACGGAAAGCCGATTTGTATAGGAAGGAGTGATATATTTAATACAATAAAAGACCTGCTCGAAAGAGTAGAAAAATTAGAAAATAACTGATAAGGGGGTACTGACTATGGAAAGTACAGTTGTTGTGGCGATTTTGTCGCTTGTAGGAACGCTCGGCGGTTCTATTATTGCAGGTATTGTTTCAAACAATAAGACACTGTACAGAATTGAACAGCTTGAACACAAAGTAGAAAAACACAACAGTGTTGTTGAACGAGTGGCTATTGCGGAAAATACACTTAAATCTCAGCAGCACCAAATTGATGAACTGAAGGGGGATATGTAAAATGATTAACTGGAAAGTACGAATGAGAAATCCTATGTTTTGGGCACAGATATTGCTGTCTGTAATTATGCCGATACTGGCATATCTTGGACTTACAGCCGAGGATTTAAGCTCGTGGTCGGTATTGGGGGAAGTACTTATAAAGGCGGTTTCAAGCCCGTACATTTTGAGCCTTGTAATTGTCAGTGTATATAACGCAATTACAGACCCTACAACAACAGGATTTACAGACAGCAAACGTGCATTGACATACGATACACCTAACGATGATAAGGAGTAAGAGATGATTGCAATAGATAAATTGATTCAGACAGCTGATAATGAGGTCGGCTATTTGGAAAAGTCAAGTAATTCACAGCTTGATGATAAAACAGCGAATGCCGGTATGAACAATTATACTAAGTATTGGCTTGATATAAAAAATGAATATCAAGGACAGCCGTGGTGTGCGGTGTTTGTTACATGGTGCTTTACCAAGGTTTTCGGAGTGGATAAGGCACATCAATTATTGAAGCATTATCCGTATGTATATTGTCCGACAATGTCGGGACTTTTTAAATTGTACGCAAATCCGAAAAGGGGCGATATTGTTATATTTAATCATAATGGGGTATTTACGCATACGGGAATTGTAACCGGCGTGGACGGTGATTATTTCACTACTGTTGAGGGAAATGCGTCAGCCGGAAGTGCGGTTGTTGCAAACGGCGGCGGTGTCTGCAGAAAAGGATATTATATCAGCAATCTTGCGGGGACGAAGTTCTGCAGACCGGATTATGAAACGGCAGAAAGCGAGGAAGAAATTATGAGTAAGGAATATACGGAGTTGAAAGCAGAAATCGCAAAATTGCAGGCTGATGTAAATAAACTGAACAGTAAAATGATTTACAATTATGTTGATGACAATATGCCTGAATGGGCAAGACCTACTGTTCAGAAAATGATGGATAAGGGATTTCTTAAAGGTGATGAAAACGGCTGTCTGGGTTTAACCGATGAACTTCTGAGAGTCTTTGTTATAAATGACAGAGCGGGAGTATATGAAAACAGATGGGACGGTAAAAGTGAATAGTTGAGTTTATGCCCGTTAGAGATTGATTTTCTAAACGGGCATTATTTTTATTATTTGAGAACCACAATATATAAATAACAGAGGTGATTGCAATGAATGAAGAGAAAGATGTACCTATAACACTCGGAGAAAAATATATGCTTACCATAAGAGAAGCAAGTATATATTTCAATATCGGAGTCAAAAAAATCCGCAGACTGGCGGAAGATAATATCGGAGTATTCTCTATTTACAGCGGCAACAGATATTTAATAATACGTCCTAAATTTGAGGAACATCTCTGCCGAATTTCTACGATATAAATTTATTTTATTTGCCGTAAGTAGTTGACTTTATGAGCTTTTAGAGTGATATATAGTGCAAGCTTAATAAAGCTTATAATCAAACTAAAAGTAAAAATTAAAGAACAGAAAGGAAGAAATTTTATGCAGAGAGCAACAGCAGAGAAAAAGGATTTATTAAATCTGTCAGAAACAATTGAATATTTCAACCTCAGCCAAAGAAAGTTTCATTCTCTTATCAGAGAAAAAACGGTTCATGATTTTATCGTTTTCTATGGCAGTCGAAGATTGATTATCAGAACGGCATTTGAAAAGTATATCTTAAAACATCCGGAACTTAGGAGGTGCAGATAATGGGGATCAGAGGAAGAATAAGACGCGATTCAAAACATAGAGTTTTGAGAGCGGGAGAGTCAATGAGAGCAGACGGAAAATATCAGTTTAAGTATCATATAGCAGGCAAACCGCATTTTGTGTACAGTTGGAAACTTGAACCTACGGACAAATTACCTGCCGGAAAGAAACCGTGTCTTTCACTGAGGGAACTTGAAAAGCAGATAGGATACGATTTGGAATCACAGTTAGATCCGATGAAAAGAAATATAACAGTGAACGAACTTGTAGAACGATACCTATCCACAAAAACAGGAGCAAAACACAGTACAGTTGCAAACTATAACTTTGTAAAGAATATCTTGAAAAAAGAGGAATTTAGCGAGGCGAAAATAGCAGACGTTAAAACATCGGATGCAAAACTTTTCCTTATTAAAATGCAGAGTGACGGCAAAGGTTACAGTACAGTCAAGTCGGTACGCGGAGTTCTTAGACCTGCATTTCAGATGGCTGTTGATGATGATATTTTAAATAAGAATCCATTTGAATTTCAGCTTGCCGGAGTTGTGGTGAATGATTCACATACACGAACTGCAATAACAAGAGAGCAAATGCGGCAGTTTTTGAAATTTGTGCATGATGATAACTGCTATTGTAAGTATTATGAGGTGGTTTATATCCTATTCCATACAGGAATGAGAATATCGGAATTCTGCGGTTTGACACTCAAAGATATTGATTTAAAGAACCGAATTGTAAATATTGACCATCAGCTTCAGAGAACATCGGATATGCAATATGTAATTGAATCAACGAAAACCAATGCCGGAACAAGAAAACTTCCGATTACCGAGGAAGTGGCAAAGTGTTTTCAAGCCATTATCGAGGACAGAGAACCGCAGCAAAGAGAAAAAATGATTGACGGATATGCCGGATTTTTGTTTTATGATAAAAATAACAATCCGCTCGTGGCAATGCATTGGGAACATCGCTTTAACCATATGGTACAGCGATACAACGATATTTACCGTATACAGATACCGAATATTACGCCGCACGTTTGCAGACATACCTATTGCAGTAACATGGCGAAATCAGGAATGAACCCAAAGACATTGCAGTACCTTATGGGGCATAGCGACATAGGCGTAACACTAAACACTTATACACATCTCGGTCTTGAAGATGCCGAGGACGAACTAAAACGTATGGAGGATTTGAATAATGCAAGAAATGAACTTGATAAAAATTCAAGAAGAAATTTAATAACTCAGAAGATGTTCAGAGTTATATGATAATGTTTCACATACGGCACTCAGGCTACGGCTTGAGTGCCTGTTTTTTTATTGTTAAAATTTGTATGGGTTGCGAATTGATATGGATGTAGAAAGTGTATTATAATATTTAGACAGATAAATCAAAATTTGTACGGGAGAAAGGCAAATGAAATTTCAAAAAGCAAGTGAAACTGATTTTCATATTATTCAGAAATTCTATTGGGATGTGATAGATAATATTCATAGGAACAATGTAAATAATGAAAATCTCGGATGGGAAAAAGGTATTTATCCATCTGATAAATTTATTCAAAGTAGCCTTATCAAAGGTGAACTCTATACTTTGACAGAAAAAGATACTTTATATGCCTGTGTTATCTTAAACAGTGAACACAACAAGGGATATGATAACTGTACATGGGGCATCATCTGTGATTCCGGTGAAGTCCTAACTCCCCATGCACTTGCTGTTAACCCAAAGTTACAAAGAAAAGGTGTTGGCAAACTCGTGGTAGAAAATATATTGAACATTGCAAGGACAGAGCATAAGAAAGCTGTACGACTTGATGTTCTTAGTGCCTGCAAAGCAGCAGAACATCTCTATACAAGTTGCGGATTCTAATTTGTTGAAACAAAGAAATGTTTTATGAAGATACAGGGTGGACAGAGTACAAAATGTTTGAATTTAACTTATAAATTTCGGTTTGTCAATCAAATACAAAAATACCAAAAAATCCGTTAGTAGTAAACACTGAGTCAATTTCAAGTATTGTGTAAACCTTCATTATGGTGTAGAATAGAAATACACTAAATGGAGGTTTTTAATTATGCCACGAAGAAAAAGAACACCGGAAGA